TCTTTTCTTTTGCCCATAATCTGGGCCTGTCCAAGGAGAAGTTGGACCAGATCATGACCAACACGCCGAAGGGCACAAAGATCTGGAAAAACAAGATCCAGGGCTTGAGAGGCAAGGCAACCGGCCTGATCTTCAGCAACTTCGAGCGGTCTAAGCATGTCATCACAGTCAAGCAGGCCAAGGCACTGAAATTCAAAAAGTTCACTGCCGCCCTGGACACATCCTACTCCTCTAAGTCCCCAGATACCATAGCTATGATATTCCAGGGCATCACGGAGGACAGAAAGCTTGTTACCCTGGCTGAGAAGGTCTACAACAACGCCAAACTGGATGTCCCACTGGCCCCCAGTGACACAGCAGTCAAGTTCGTGGCCTTTCTGGAGCAGTGCCGCAAGGACTGGGGGTTTGCCAAGGATGTGTATATAGACAATGCGGACCAGGCGACCATCACGGAGCTACGCAAATACAAGCGGCTTAAGGGCTGTCTGTATAACTTCTGGGATGCGTACAAGCAGCTGGGAATCATCGACCGTATCAACCTGCAGCTGGGCTGGATACAGCAGGGGTGTTACCTAGTAGTAGATACCTGTGCGGAGCATCTGTCCGAGTTGGACCGGTACTCCTGGGATGACGAGAAGGACAAGCCGGAGGACAGGAACGACCATACCATTAATGCCAATCAGTATGCCTGGATACCATACCGGAACCTGATTGGATTCGAGGAGGCTGAGAAGAAATGAGGTGGCTGAACAACATGAGTGAGACTATCAAGCGGGGCATCCGCAGCTGGCTGAATGTGGTACCGGCCAGCGGGAACTGCATCCAGATTAACGAGGTCCTGGACTTCGAGACCAATGCCATCCGAAATCGCATCTGGTACCGTGGTGATGGTAACGAGCTGGAGCAGATGTATCAGCAGGCTCCAGAGTACGCTGACAGATACAAGTTCTGGGCCAGCAGGTGTACACCGGGTATGGAGATGCGCAAGATACATACCGGCCTGCCCGGGCTGATTATCCGTATCCTGTCAGGCATTGTCCTGGATGACATGAATGATTTTGATTTTGCAGGTAACGACCAGCAGCGGCAGCTGTGGGAGGACATTGCAAAGGATAATAAGTTCACTCGTAAGCTGGAGAAGGCCTTGAAGGAGGTCCTGTACATCGGGGACGGCGCCTTCAAGGTCACGGTTGACACGACCGTCAGTGAGTATCCAATCCTGGAGTGGTATCCAGGGGAGCGGGTTGAGATTGTCCGAAACCGGGACCGGGTGAAGGAAGTTGTTTTCAAGACCCCCTACAAATCCGGGTATCAGCAGTATGTCCTGTATGAGCATTATGGATACGGCTATATACGTAACGAGTTGTATAAGGGTGACACGTCGGTGCCCCTTAATGCCATCGATGCCACAAAGGGAATAAAAGATACGAAGTTTGATGATACAGTCATGCTGGCCGTACCCTTGCAAGTCTATGAATCCACCAAATACGAGGGACGCGGTGGCAGCATCTTTGACGGTAAGCTGGACAGTTTTGATGCCTTTGACGAGGCCTGGTCCCAGTGGATGGATGCGCTGCGTGCTGGTCGGGCCAAGACGTACATACCGGACTGCCTGGTGCCACACGACCCGGAGACAGGGAAGGTCATCCGGCCGAACCCATTTGACGACCGATATTTTGCTTCTGATAATGATATGTCAGAGAATGCAGATAACAAGGTCAATGTGGTGCAGCCAACTATCCCCCACGATAGTTATCTGGCGTCCTATTGTACAGCTTTGGACCTGTGCCTGCAGGGCGTTATCAGCCCATCCACTCTGGGGATTGATGTCAAGAAGCTGGACAACGCCGAAGCGCAGCGCGAAAAGGAAAAAGCTACCCTGTACACCCGGAATGCTATTGTGGAGGCTCTGCAGGAGACTCTTCCGGAGCTGGTCAGCGCGGCAATCAACGCTTGCAATATCCTTCATGGTAAGGGGGTGGAGGAGGTCAAAGTGGATATCCCCTTCGGTGAGTATGCAAACCCATCCTTTGAGAGCCAGGTGGAGACCCTGGCCAAGGCCCGTCCCGGCGTTCCAATGATGAGCATCGAGGCTCAGGTGGAGGAATTGTATGGTGATAGCAAGGACGATGCATGGAAACAAGAGGAGATAGCGCGATTGAAGGCAGAGCAGGGCATTGCGAAAGTGGAAGAACCCGGAATCAATACGGCTGCTGGCAGTTTTCAACTTAACATGAAGGGAGGAAAGCCAGATGAAGGTCAAGGTAATGAACCGTCTGTATCAGATGAGCCAGAAGGAGTACCAGGGACTGCTGCAGGTGGCAAAGGAACAGGTACCACTGGGTATCTACGCAATTGAGAAGCAGGGGTACGCGGAACTGCGTTGCGATAAATGCAGCAGCGTGACCCAGCTCAAGGCGTTGACACGGCAATTCAAGGCGCAGGGATTCAATGTGTATGCAAATAAGGGAGTG